ATCTTATTGCGTTTATAAGACTTTACCTTATGGCTTTACAGTTCAATTCTTTAGGATTTTATGCAAATATGGCAAAACTGATATTGCATTAGCTTTTGATGAGCCTTCCAAAATAGCACCTATTGAGGTGTGGCATGCTCAGGCATCAGAAGTTGAAAAAATGAAATATATTAAACTTTTCAATTTGTATTTTGATGATAAAAAATACAACTTAATCAATGATTTGATTTTACATGATGTTGATATAGAAATGCTTAGAAATAAGAATTTTTTAGAAATTTTTAATATTTTTAACTCTGAAATGTTGACAAAATAAAAGCGATACATTATAGTTATAAATGAGTTATACAAAAACTTTTATTCCTTTTCCCCCTCTCCCACCTTTAAAGAGGGGGTTTTTATTTTGTTTTTAATAAAAAATTTTGTTTTTTCTGAAAAAGAATATAAAATAAAAGCATAAAATATTTTGATTTTCAGAGAGTTAATAAAAATAAAAAAATGTATGATGAATTTCTAGTTATTCTTCCCCATCTTGCGTGTATGATTACTACTTTTGTAATTTCTATCTGCCGTTCAACTTACATCGGACACCCTCCGAAAATCAATAAAAGACTTCTTGATGCTATCTTATGTTCATTCTCTGCTGTGGCTTTGTCAATATTTGCAAAAAACCATTTTAGTGATTTATACCAGACTGGTGATGGAATGATTATTGGTGTCTGTATGGGATATTTAGGTATTTCCCAGATAGGTGATTTTTTTATTAACTTCTTAAAAAAGAAGGGGTTTTCAAATGATAAATAAAATTGCATTTGAATTTTTATTTTTATTTTCCTGCATTTGTGCTAATTCTCTGATTTTTTATTTTATAATTTTATTGTTGGTGTCTTTTTACAGTTTTTATTTAAAGTACAAAAATTAAATATGAATAATTTTAAACTTTCAGAACGTGGATATTCTCACTTAATGAAATTTGAGGGACTTAGAACCAAAGCATATAAATTAAGTGGTGAAAATTATTATACTATTGGTTATGGTCATCATTCTGCTGATATTAAGCCTAATGAGGTTTGGACTGAGGCATACGCAGAAATGATTTTGAAAAAAGATGTTCAAACATTTGAAAATCAGATAAATAATGCGTTGAATTGTGATAAAATTGAAGCAACTCAAGGACAGTTTGATGCTTTAGTTTGCTTACTTTTCAATCTTAAAGGCGTTAAGAAAAACGGTGTATTTATTCCTGCTATTTCACGCCTGACGGGTTGGCATTTGTGGCAGAAATTAAAAATTGGAGATATTGAGGGCTCTGCTAAAGAATTTCTTGATATTATCGGCTCTGCAAGTCCAAAGTTTGCAGAAGGATTAAAACGTCGTAGAATTGCAGAAAGCCAAATGTTTTTATCTTGATAAACTAAAAAAAAGGAATATAAAAAAATGTACACCATAAAACTGCCGTGCCCAGTTTCGGCTAATCAGCGTTTAATCAAATCAAAGACTGGAATTTTAATCAATTCAGCTAAATATAGAGATTGGCACAATTTAGCACTTTTTCAAATTAAAAATCAGTTTCCAAAAATTGAAACTTTAACAGGTCACATTAAATTATCTGTTGAAGTTCATTTCAAAGATAAAAGGCGTAGAGATATTGATAACATTGTCAAAGGCTTGCAAGATGTTTTGACGGAAGCAGAATTCTTTATTGATGATTGCCAAATTGATGAGCTTTTTGTTAAAAGGGCAGAAATTGACAAAGATAAAAAAGGCTATGTAATTGTTTTTATAGATGAGATTTAAAAAAATGGACACCAAATCAAAATATAACTATCATTGCGAATATGATGAGCAGGAGCACGATAATGTAAATAGTCCTAGTCATTATCAAGGTAAGGTTGAGTGTATAGACTGCATAGAGAGTGCAACAGCTGGTCTTAACGGCATTGAAGCCTTTTGTACTGGAAATGCCATCAAGTATTTATATCGTTGGAAAAAGAAAAACGGCATTGAGGATTTGAAAAAGGCAAAATATTACATTGATAAAATTATAAGCGTTAATGGTGAGTAAATGTTTGATTTGCTTAAATATTTTGACATAAAAGAAGGATATAAACTCCCCCAATCTCTTTTAGAGTGCTTGCTTGATAATACACGGAAGGAAAAACTTTTTAATGATTTCCTTTTAGAAAATAAAGACTTATCAAAGGCATTTTTTACAGATGAATTTCAGACTGAACACGGAGACCGTGACAATTTCAAGCAAGATTTTACACCCTTAAATATTTGTAAATTAACGGCTTTATTAGGTGGCAAAGCTGAAAAGACAGCCGATTTATGCGCTGGCATCGGTGGCTTAACTGTTGCTTGTTGGAATTTTAACCCTTATTCTTTTTATTTTTGCGTTGAGAAAACAGAAAGAGCAATCCCTTTTTTACTTTTTAATCTAGCAATAAGAAACATTAACGGCATTGTGGTATTAGGTGACGTTTTAACGCTTGATACAAACAATCAAGAAAGAATTTTTAAATTAACGCCTTCTTATAATTTTTCAGAGATTGAGGAAATTAACGGCTATACGCTTGATAAGTTTGATTTGATTTTGTCAAATCCTCCTTATTCTCTAAAGTGGCAACCTTTTAAAAATCAAGCGTTTAAATATGGAATTGCACCATCAAAAGCGTGTGATTATTCATTTATTCAAATTGGTTTAAGTCTGCTTAATGAAAAGGGCAAAATGGTTTTTATTCTGCCACATGGTGTTTTGTTTCGTGGTCAATCGGAAGGAAAAATAAGAAAGGGCATTATTGAGAATAATTTAATAAGTTCAGTTATCGGCATCGCAGATAATTGTTTTTTAAATACTGCTATCCCTGTTTGTTTAATTAAGTTTGATAAAAATAAAACTGATAAAAACATTCTTTTTGTTGATGCTTCAAAAGAGTGTAAAAAGGTTGGAAAAATCAATGTTCTTAATGATGAGCACGTTAATAAGATTTTTGATGCAGTAAAATCAAGAAAAGATATTGAACGTTTTTCTAGTCTTGCAAGTTTTGAAACAATCCAACAAAACGATTATAATTTAAATATTCCATGTTATGTTGATACATTTATAAAACAAGAATTACCACCATTAACTGAAACGCTAAACGAATTATTTGAAATTGATAATCAAATAAAAGAAACATCTGAGCGATTGGCAAACGATGTTTTAAGTTTAAAAGGTTTTAACGAAGAAGAAAAGGAAGCCGTAGAAAAATGGGCAAAAATCTTGAAAAGTGGTGTACTTTAGAGCGTGCTCAGAATAATAAAATTTATCCAAAGGGTACAATTTACACGCCTTTATCTGCATCTAACGGCATCGCTTATCAATTGCAAGAAGATGACTATATATCAGATAGATATGCCGTTTTTATTCCAAAGACAAAATATATAAATGTTTTCTATGAGATTTTTTGCGAAAGTTTTGAGCCGTTTTATCAGAAATACAATCAAGGCATTAACTTTGCTTTTGATAATTTTAAGTTTTTTGATTTTCCAGAAATTGACACAAAACAAATTGAGGAAATGGAAGAGGCTCTAAAAGAAATAGATAATTTAATTGACAATGAAAGTCTTTTAATTCAGCAAATGAAAGGTTTTAAAGATTTTTGTTTAAGTAAGATGTTTTGTTAAAATTATGCTAAATACATTATTGATTTTATTAAGGTTTTCACCTTACATATTGATTTTTTGTGCTGGTTTTTACCTTAAAGGCTGTATGACTGATAAGCTCATCAGCGATTTAAAAAATCAAGTTATTGAAAATCAAGAAAAAATTATTATTACAGAAAGAAAATTAAACGACTATAATAATAATGTAGTTACACAAACTTTTGATTTTATTAAGAAAAATGATGAAATATTTAATAGTGCTTATAAGTTTGATTTTAACGGCTTGTACCAGCGTTCAGACAGTACAGAAGTGCCCATCGCTGAAAGTGCCTCAAGTGCTACTACAGAAAGAGAATGCAAATCAAGTGATAAGTACAGAGCAGAATATAACAGATGCGTATCAGAACTTGAAAACTTTTATAAACGAGAATTAGAAAAATCAAAGAAGTGCGATGAAATAGCAATTAAATATAATTCTTTGATAGATATTGTTAATAATTTTTTGAAGGTGCAAGATGCAGAAAAAATCAACGCAAAAAATTATCCAAATTGATTTAGATCAAGTTGAAGAGCTGGCTAGCAAGGGTTTAACCAAAGAGCAGGTAGCTCATAATATGGCAGTTTCAGAAAGAACCTTTTATAGGCGTGATCAAGAATTAAACGGGGCAATTAGTGAGGCTTACAGAAGGGGCAAAAGCAAAGGCGTTCGGGTTGTTGCTAATGCCCTTTTTGAGAAAGCTAAAAAAGGTGATAACACGGCTATGATTTTCTTTTTGAAGTGTAACGGTTGGAAGGAAAATCAAGAAACAACTATTAAGATTGATACTGAAAGAAATGTACAGCAGTTATCTGATACAGAGCTTTTTGAGATTGTAGAAAATTCTAAGAAAACATCATAAATGACCATAGAAGAAGTAAAAGCTGAAATTATAAGACGTGCTGAAAATGAGTTAAAAATCAGAGAGGCACGCAATAATTTATTGTCTTTTATTTCAGTAACTTACAAAGATTATAAAATTGGTTGGGTGCATCAAGAAATTTGTGAAACATTAGATCTTTTTTTAAAAGATTTGATTGAGGGTAAACGCCCACGCTTGATAATTACGATGCCCCCACGCTCTGGAAAATCTGAAATAGTATCAAGGCGTTTTCCTGCGTATTTTCTTGGAAAATATCCTGATTTATCTATTATATCGGTTAGTTATTCTGCAACATTAGCCGAAGATTTCTGCCGTGATGTGCAAAGAATTATTGATAGTGATGAGTACAAGAAAATTTTTCCAGATACAAAATTATCAGATAAAAAAGATAAGAATTATAAAAGAACATCAGATATTTTTGAGATTGTTGGCCATAAAGGCGTTTATTGCTCTGCTGGCGTTGGTGGTGGCATCACTGGTAAAGGTTGCGATATTCTGATTATTGATGACCCTATCAAAAACAGACAAGAAGCAAATTCAGAAAATACACGCAAAAAAATTTTTGATTGGTACTCATCTACTGCATATACAAGATTAAGCCCTATTGGTGGCGTGATAATGATGTGTACAAGGTGGCACCTTGACGATTTGATAGGCAAAGTTTTAAACGATAAAAATCAAAAGCCATTTCACGTTATTTCATATCCTGCTATTGCAGAACATGATGAACCTCACAGAAAGCAAGGTGAAGCCCTGCACCCTGAACGTTTTAGTCTTGAAATTTTAAATGAAATTAAATCTACATTATCGACTGCTGATTGGTTATCACTATATCAGCAAAATCCTGTCCCTGAAGGTGGAGCTATTTTTGAAACTTCCAAACTAAGATATTATGATGAAAGCTCAGAGCCTAAGAGGTTTGATCAAATTGTCGGCTCTTGGGATATGACATTCAAAGAGAATAAAACAAGTGATTTTGTAGTTGGTCAGTTATGGGGCAGGAAAGGGTCAGAATTCTATTTGCTTGATATGGTCAGAGATAGAATGGACTTTGTTAAAACATTGAAAGTGTTTATAAATTTTGCTAACAAGCATAAAAATTGCAACTGCTGGTTAGTGGAAGATAAGGCAAATGGCACGGCTATTATATCAACATTAAAGAAGCACATAAGTGGCATTATTCCTATCACGCCAAAAGAAAGCAAGCAAGAAAGAGCTTATGCTATAACTCCATATCTTGAGGCTGGTAATATATTTTTTCCTAAAAATCAAAAATTTACTAAAGACCTTGAAGAAGAAATGCTACAATTCCCAGCAGGTGCACACGATGACACGGTTGACAGTATGACACAAGCCTTAAATTATTTCAGAACTAAAAAGCGTGTTCAGATGTCAGAAAGTAACAAGATGTATTTATTAAGAGGTTTATTACGATGACAGAAAAGAAAAATAAAATGAATTATGAAGGCATTGAAATGTTTTTAGCTGAAAGGGATTGCAAGAATTTTGACAGTTTAGAGAATGTAAAAAATAACTTTTCTATTCCTTTTACATCGGTCAGAAATGCAGACCATATAGCACAAATGAACGAAGATTTTGACAATGCAGGAGGCTTTGAAAGTCTTTTTAATACTTTGACAGAGCATAGTCTTGAGTTGGGTCAATATCCTATTACATCTTTTATCGGATATGGAGCTTTACAGCAGATATCACAAAACGGCATGATTAGAGCTTGTGTATCAACTGTAGCCGATGATATTACAAGAAAGTGGATAACTATTAACTGCGATGATGCCGATAAATCTTTAAAATTACAGAATTTAATTGATAAAAAATACAAATTAAAAGAGGTTATCCATAATGCAGTTTTGAAAACTGGTTATCTTGGTGGTTGTTTAATTTATATTGATACTGGTTTTCAAAATGATCCAAATGACCCTTTGAATATAAGTAATCAGACGGCAGAATTAACACAGAACGCAAATTTAAAATTTAAAATTATTGATCCGTCTATTTCAACACCATTCAAATATAATTGTTTCAATCCCTTGGCTGATGATTATTACAAGCCTACAAAGTGGGTTGTAAACGGCATCACAATTGATGCAAGCCGTTTACTTGTATGTTCAGAAAATGAGCCTCCATTACTTTTAAAGCCAGCTTACAACTTCTTAGGTATTCCACAAGCACAAATCTTATGGGATTACGTCTTACATTTCAATGAGTGCAGAACTGCTACACAAAGGCTATTAAGCAAAATAGCATTATTAGTTGTTAAAACTGATATTGATGCTGTTTTTGAGAGTGAAAACGGATTGCAGAATTTTGATTTAAGAATGAAGGTGCTTGAAAAGTACAGAAACAATGATAGCGTTTATGTTTGCGATAAAGAAAGCGAAGATGTAACAAATATTCAGTCAACAATTAGTGGTTGTACTGACATTGTAAGACAGTCATTAGAACTTATCGCTTGTATCAATCGCACTCCAGCAGTTAAGTTATTAGGCATCTCCCCTAGTGGCTTTAATGCTACTGGCGAAAGTGACTTAAAGAATTATTATGATTACATTTCATCAAAGCAGGAACTTTATAGAGATGTAATCAATGAATGTATTAACTGTATTCAGTTAGCAGAGTTTGGCTATATTGACGAAAGCGTTAATTTTGATTTTGTAAATCTCAACGATGAGAATGAGGGCGTAAAAATTACTAATTTTGTTAATAAGGTTAATGCTTTGGGTTCAATGCTTGACAGACAGGTTATAACTGCAAATGAAGTTAGAGAAATTATAAAAGCTGATGATACGCTTGATTTTTCAAAACTTGAAGGCGATATTGACGAAACAGATTATTCAGAGCTTTTTAATAATGGCGTAACTGAAAATGAATAAATATAAAACAGTCCGTGCAATTGAGCCAAATGCAGGGGCAAGAATGAGTTTAAGAAACAAGCTCATAAAATTAAATAAGGATTTTTCAGAGTTTGTTTTATTTTCTATGATGCAGGAGCTTGAGAAATCTCAATATTTGTCTGTGTCTGATAGCTTTTTAACTCCAGCACAAAAAAGAGTTATGACAGCGTTAAAAAATAGAGGTTTATCAGCTTTTAGAAAAAATCAAAACTTGGTAGGTTTTTTGTCTGAATATATTTCTAAAAATTCAGTAAAATGGACAAAGCTGTTAGAAACTGCAAGCGAAAAGATATTAAACAAAGAGCTTGAAAAGGTTGTGAAATCAACTGCTACTGCTAATAAGCAAGCATTTTTAAATGTAGGGTTTTCAAAGGAAAATTTAAAAGAGGGTGGACAACTTCCGACTGTTTCGAGTCCTTTTATATCCCCAGAAGCTCAAAAATTTATACAGGAATTTAAAACTGAAAAGATATCCGATTTCGTGCAGATGAATATGAACACAGCAGACAATATTAAAAATATTCTTGCTGAGGGGTTAGAAACAGGTAACGTATTTTCACACATTCAAGAAAACGTTAAGCTAATGCAGGGCAGTACAGAACGACAAATCAATAATTATGTTTTAGACCAAACTTGTAAAATAAATTCTGAAATTACACGCTTAAATGCAAAATCTTTAGGGATAACAAAGGCAATATGGAAGCACATTGCAGGTCAATACTCAAGCCGTAAAACTCATAAAGCCTTTGACGGTAAAGTCTTTAATATTGATGAGGGTCTTTTTGATGAAGACGTGCAAAAATATGTTAAACCAGCCGAATTAAAATACTGTCGTTGTGTCTATCGCTTAATTTATGACTAAAAATGTGAAAATATTTAAAAAAATGTTTGACTTATATTTTTTTTATTCTTAACATTCAAATAGATAATAAAATCAAAAGGTTATGAGATGAAATTCAAACTAATTTTTGATACAAAAAATTCAAATCG